GAGGGGTATATTACTAATGGCAATAAGCAAACTAGATGATTTTTTCAAAGCTTTCGTATATTTCGTAGAGAATGGAATAGATCCTAAAACAGCAAAAGAGTTTGCTGAGAAAGTTACCGGCACCAAAGTAAAGGATGAAGAAACATTAAAAGCTTTTACACCTGAAATAAAAAAATCTGTTGAAACAAAGCCAAAAGGATTAATCACAAGAAAAGAACGTGGTGATCTACTTTTTATAAACACTAAAATATCTAACCCATTAAAAAATAAAATGGTGTTGCAAGGGTTAGATGGCACAACTGAAAGTGCATACTCACAGTTTAGAATAGAACTAGAAGCTTATAAGAATGGATTAGAAAGGGATTTAAAATTTTTAGAAGCGAACAACAAAGGCTTAGGTGGTAAAGATTTAGATAACGTTAGATACAATATGAAAATAATTAGAGACTTAGAAATTAAAGTTAATCAGTTGGCTGATGATTTAGTTAAGGCTGACAAAGAACCAGAGAAAATTTACCAAAACTTTAGAAACGTTGAGGTTAAAAAAAGATATGGTGTTACAAAAAAAGAGTTAGAAGAACGAATTAAAAAAGACCAAGGTATTCTTCAATCTATGGATACGTCCATGGAGAAGATAAAAAAATTACTTGATGAGATGGAAGACATCAAAACAGGCAAAGCAGACATAGATAATAAAACTAGAATAAAAAATTTATATCAAGGTAAAGGTTACGGTCCTGACGAGGCTTTGTTTAGATCTTTAACAAGACAGTTCTTGAAAGATGAAATTGAAGCAGGTCGTATAGAAACAACACAAGCTATTTACAATGCGATGAAGTCAGGCAATCATCCTTTTATAGATTCTATCAAAGTATTTAGACATCACTACGGTGATGATGCGTTTGATAAATTATCAAACTTTATTGATCAAAATGCTTTTAGCACTTCAGGTATAAGATACCCAGGTCGATTTGAATTTAGAAAAATGGGACTTTTGCCTTTCAATAAAAAAGCACCAGGTAAAACATATGCACACTACAGTCTACCAGGAGAGATAGATCAACAGATTGCAGATATAGATAAAGTTATTAAAAGTATTGAAGAAGGCACAAACCCTTTCTTTAAAACAAAAGAAGATATCAAAAATCAAAATTCAAAAAGAGCTAGTCTAGTTAAAATTAGAAATGAGATTACGCCTAAGTCTGAAATAGACTTAACTCAATACACTAACGAAGATCTTAACAGATTAGCTGATGAGGGCAATCAACTTCAATCAGAACTATCTTTAGTTGATGAAGACGGATCTAGCACACTTCCATATCAAGAGTTTCAAGAAAAGTCTGCGAAGCTTGAAGAGATAAATAAAATTATAGAAGAGGCAAAAAAAATGCCAGAAGAATTTTTTGATCAACAACCATCGGCAGAAGTCATACCTATTAAAAAAGAAGGTATTCTAACTGATATAGATAACACTGCAGAAAAACTTAAAAAGTTAGAAGGAAAAACATTTAAAGGTGTAGAGCTTTATGGCGATGAAACATTTGATGAATTAAAATACATTGATGAGAATGGTGTGCACCCTAGAGATCTAGATCCAGAAGACGGCTTTGCAAAAGGAGGAATAGTTTCTTTAACATGAAGGTAATCTTTAACTACGCAACACGACAGTTTGAACCTATGGAGCCTACACTACGAGATAGGTTTATGTTAGGCGGACGTGTTAATTTTTCAGAGGGAACAGAAATACCTTTTGTTGAGCCAGAGGCCATTAAATTTACAACTGATCCAAATAGAGTTGGACCAAAAGGCGGTTATAGAGTTAGTATTATTAGAGGAGGAAAATCTTTTGATAAAACTTTTTCTGTATCTGCTTATGGAAGTAAGAACGCTGCCCTAGCAGCTGCTACAGAGGCTAAAGATAAATTTATATTAGAAAACCCTTTAAGACCCGAAAACTACGACATAGATAAAAAAATAAAATTAGATTCAAAATTACAAAAAGATATTAAAAAAAATTTTCCTGAAGCTAATTTAAATTTTAAAGCTTACAATTATGGTGTTAGCAAAAGAACAAACCCACAGCTTCATGCAAAAATATTAAGATTTACTCAAAATTATGGAGCTGGTCAATTTCCTATTGGAGATACAGCTAAAGAAAGATTGTTCTATAATTTATATAGATCTACAACAAAAGATGGAAGCCGTTGGCAAGAATTTTCACCAAAACCAAAAAATTATTTGAAAGATGGACAATGGAGAAAAACTGTTTTTGTTGATACAAAAACAAATGAAAAAATTAATTTTAATAATTTAGATAAATACCTTGATAAAAATTTTGGCAAAGGAACGTATAACAAAGCTATAAAACCAATCGAGGATTATTTAGAGTTAAAAAAATTAAATATAAAATATAAAGGAAAATCTACACCTTTATTTACAGCTATAAAAGATCGTTACATTGAAAGAGAAACAATTAAAAACTTTGGTTTAAAATATAAACCAGAGAACAAAACTACAATTATTAATAGATCAAAAATATGGACTCCTTTTAATTTAAATCATCAGTTTGGAGTTAAGGATAATTGGTGGACTACAGAATTAACAACAAGTTCTGCAAACAGAGAATTAAATAATAAGATAGCTAATTTAAAAACAGCAAAAGACTTAAACTCACGAAAGAAAATTATTGGTGAAATAAAAAAAATACAAGGCAGAACATTAATTGATAATGAACTTGTTGGTAAAAATCCAAAACCACTTAAGGTTATAGAAGAGGCTTTTGAAGAAAGAGGGCTTAAAAAAACATTTCAATCTCAGAAAAAAAAGATTACCGATTTCTTAAAGAAAAATAATATTACATTTTTTACAGCTTTAGAAAGAGGAAATCCTGCTAGAAAAAAACTTGAAGCTCTGTTACCGAGACCTGCCGAAGCAGCTGTTTTTACACCTTTTGATTTTTTTATGTCATTAGCAGGGGGCTCCACTTTGCCAGAGGCTTCTGCCATAGCTGCAACAAATGTTTTACCAAAAACAGTTCAAAAAGCTTTGCCCTCTGTTTTTGCTGCTTACGATACTCAAAAAGAAGTTACAGATAAATTTGAACCTGTATTTAATTTAAGTGGTGGCGAAGAAACAAAGTTTGGTAAGAAAATAAGAGAAGGTGTAGGAGAAGCTATTGATAAAATTAAAGATAGATTTGGAGGGGATGCCATTGGCACAGCAGACGAAGTTCCAGAATCAGAAGCGGCAGGTCGAAGAAGAATGTTTGAAGAAGCAAATGAAAGATTTGGTGATATAGATGAAATGGAAATATCTGACATTGACAATCCTTTCATGGCAGCCATGGGTGGCCGTGTTGGTTTTGCAAATGGATCACCTAACCCAATCGAGGAGATGGCAACTTTAAAACAAGCTATTGCTTCTACCACAGGAAGCACCGAGCTTAAAGATCAATTCTTATATGACACTTCACCAATAGGCAAATTAGATAAAAATATCTTTGGTAAAGATGGTGATAGAAATTTAATGCAACAATTCAATACACAGTTTCTTGATCCACGATCCTATCCATACTATGCACAAAAATTTGCAAGAGGTGCTGCTAACATACCAGAACTTGCATTTAGATTTCCGTTTGCAGTAACAGGAGTAGCTAGAGATTTTATCACAGGTGAAGAGGGAAAACTAGAAAGGTTTGGAGAAACTCTTGACCCTAAATTTACACGTAATGTATTAGATGGTGGCATTGGGGATTTACTAGGTATATCATCTGCAGCATTAGAAGCTGCAGAAGAAAAAAGAACAAATCCACAAAAAGTAACTGGAGAATTTTTACAGTTTGGAGCAGAGGTTTTTGGACCTGCAACGCCTTATTTTTTAATTAAAAAGTTTCCTAAATTAATCAAACAACTTAAAGATCTTGGTGCATCAGGAACTGCAGTGGATAAAATTAACAAAGAAATAGAAAACAAAGTAGCTCAACAAGGTGTAGACCAAACAAGAAGAGATATAGTTTTATCCATTGGTGCTGGTGGTGCCGTTGCATTTCTTAAATATCTAGGACTAGATTTCTTAGCTAAAGCACCTAAAGCTGCAAAAGTTACAGAGGAGATTGTAACAAAAGGCGGCACACCAAAATACTTCTTTGACTTTGTAAATTTAATTAAAACTAAAGGTGATGACATTACAGAAAAAGCTGCAACATTAGAGAGACAAAAGGTTTATAATTACAATGGTTATGAATTAACAGAGGATATATCTACAGGTAAAATAAATATTAGAAAAGATACTGAGGGTGGTGGTAGTTATCCTATTGGTGATGGTGAATATGAAACTGTAGAAGGTATCGTTAGACAAGAAGAGATAAACTACAATCCTTCCGAAACAATAATAAATGATAAAGGTAAATCTGTAAGAGTTCCAGATAACTACTCAGAGGACACAGCAAGAGTAGGCTATGATGGAGAAATGGATGACGTGTCTGTAGGTTTAGACTCTATTGATGAAATATTACAGCTATTATCCAAAGATGGTAAAAAATACACTTTAAATGAATTACAGGAAATGGGTATAAATCTAGAAGGCATCGGAGATGATGTTTTATTAAAAATTTTAAAAGATCCAACAGAACTTAAAATAGATAAAATAAGAACTAAAGGTGATAAAGCAATGGATGAGATTAGAGAAAGAATAACTGGAAGATCAGATAAAGCAGGTGGCGGTATTATGAAAATGGCAGGTGATGATTCTGGACCCCCACCAAAATCAGGGCCTACACCACACGGGTTGCCTTATGTAGCCAAAAATGTTAGACCTATCAAGGAGCGTAAATAATGGCAGATATCGATAAGAGTCTTTCGGAGTTAGGAACCTCTGTAAAAATAGAAGGACCTGACCAACAAGTAGAATTAGAAAAACAAGAAGAAGCACTGAAAGAACCAGTGCAAGTTACACCAACAGAAGATGGCGGTGTTGAATTAAATTTTGATCCAAGCAAAGTAAATATTGAAGGTCAACCCAATCACTTTGACAATTTAGCAGAATTATTACCAGACGATATTTTAGATCCAATAGGTTCAGAGCTTTTCCAAAATTACATGGATTACAAAGCTTCTAGAAAAGATTGGGAAAAAGGATACACAGAAGGTTTAGATCTTTTAGGATTTAAATATGAAAACAGAACAGAACCTTTCCAAGGTGCTTCAGGTGCCACGCACCCTGTGCTAGCAGAAGCTGTAACACAATTCCAAGCAGGAGCTTACAAAGAATTATTACCATCAGAGGGGCCAATCAGAACACAGATCGTTGGTAACAGTGATCCACAAAAAGAAGCACAAGCACAAAGAGTAAAAGAATACATGAATTACGAACTCATGGAAAAAATGTCTGAGTACGAACCAGAGTTTGATCAAATGTTATTTCATCTACCACTTGCAGGATCTACGTTTAAAAAAGTTTACTACGATGATTTATTAGGTAGAGCTGTATCTAAGTTTGTGCCAGCAGACGATTTAATTGTACCATACTCAGCAACATCTCTTGACGATGCAGAAGCTATCATACACGTTTTAAAAATGTCAGAGAATGATTTAAGAAAACAACAAGTAGCTGGTTTTTATTCTGACATAGATTTACCGCAACCTACAACTGCAATTAATGATGACGTAACTAAAAAAGAAAGAGAATTAGAAGGCACTAAAAAAACTGGAAAACAAGAAACAGTTTACACATTACTAGAGTGTCATGTAAATTTAGATTTAGAAGGTTTCGAAGATAAGGATGCGAACGGAGATTTTACAGGAATCAAGCTCCCCTATATTGTGACTGTAGAAGAAGGTTCGAGATCAGTTCTTTCTATTAGAAGGAACTTTAATCCTGACGATCCAAGAAAAAATAGAGTACCTTACTTTGTCCACT